TCCCGATCTGCGTGTCAACGTCCACACCCTCAAGCTGCCACTCATACCCGATGGTGTTGCTCGACATCTCGATCACCAGCGCCCGCGAGCGGATCTGGTGGACGATTGGAGCGGCGTAGGGGTTGATCGTCCGCGAGAACAACTGCTCTCGCCGGCTCAGGTCGTACGCGCCCTCGACCGTCGCTCCACCGAACACCCTCAGCAGCACCGGATCGGACAGGTCCGACAACTCGGCGCGGATGTAGGTCAGGATCGTGTCGCCGATGACGCTCTCGTCGTTGACCACCGCAAGGGGCATCCGCGTCGAGATGGCCACGCCGTCGTCGCTTCCGACTTCTGTGAACTTCCACAGATACCCCGTCTTGCCGCCCATGACGACGTATCCGCGCCAGTTGGCGGCGCACGTCGGCCCAACGGCATCGGGGTAGGTCTCGGGGAAGAATCCGCCCGCGCCCGGCTCCCAACCGCCGATCCGCTCGTCGTACCAGAAGTGAACCGAGCCAGAGGACTCGCGCAGGGTCAGGAAGACGTGCGTCCCCTGCCGCTGCGGGTCGCGCACCACCGTAACGGCGTAGTTGGTCCGGTCGCCGCGGTCGAACTGGATCAGATCGGTCAAAACCGGCCCAGAGATGGGCGTCGGGGCGCGGCCGTCGCTGGCAACTAGGAGCAGCCCGGAATCGGGCGAGTGGACGACGTTGACGCCGCCGATGCTGGTCGAGGTGGCGTTGAGGCCCGAGACGCCAGTGGACTGCGAGGCCGTGACGCGCTCGGGGAAGCCGTCGATGGGGTCGCCGATAAGGAGCTCGATGGACCGCGTGCAGCCAATCAGGAGCACGTTGTCCGTCACGGTCTGAAGGCTCAGGATCTCGTAGGACGTGCCGGGCTTGCGGTCGATGCCGATGGCGAACGCGCGGCCCTCTGCTGGCTCTGCGATCCAGAACTGCTGCGGGTCGCCGATGGCGCTGGCGTAGATGGCGTATGGCGCGTCGTCCATGCCGCCCATGTAGATGCGGCCCTTGTGTGCGGCGACGGTCTTGGCCTTGGTCGTGCCGGGCTTGCGGGCATTTCCGCCGGCATCCTCGGCGCCGGGAAGTGCCCCGTGCGTCAAGATGTCCCAGTTGGTGCCAACGTCGTCCGGCCCCCAGGCCGTGACTTTGTTGGCGACCACGTTGATCTTGCGGGCGTTGGTCCCGTCCACTCCCCAGACGGTCCCGTTGAGAACCGCGAGCGAGACATCGGACGACGGGGAGAAGGCACCCACGCCACCATCCTCGATGAGCGAGATGGTGTTTTCGTCGATGGCCCGGTAGACGTTGCCGTTGCAGACTGCGATGAGGACTTCGGAGACTTCGGAGATGACCGCCCGGAGCTCGATGACGCCAGCGGAAAGGACCGTGGCACCGCCGATAGAAGAAACCACCCCCCAGTTGGCAAACTGGGAGTAGGTAGGCTCAGTGGTGTTCGTGATCGCCGCGCTGGTCGTTGCGTACCCGGTGGCGATGACGTAGGCCGTGATCGTGGTGGAGATGATGTCGATCTGAAGCCTGAACGGGATGCCCGCGGGAACTCCGTGCGTGGTCGATACGAGCGGAGAAGCCTCGACCCCGAGCGTGACGCGGCGGATGGTGATCTTGGTCGAGTCGGCGGGGTCAATGCCGACGCGAAAGCCAGTCCGCCCGTCCTGAGTTGTCGGGACCATGATGCCGATGCAATGCGCAACGGTTGCGCCGTCGTAGAAGAGGCGCGCAGTCGCCGGGACGCCGGAAGATGCCTTCCAGAAATCCCGGTCTGTGCCGGCGTGGGTGAGCACGCCCGAAGTTGTGTCCCGCGTCCAAGCCAAGTATCGGCCCTTCGGTTAGGTGATGCTGTTGGCGTTGATGACCTGACGAGCCTTGGGAGTCAGAGCCTCCTCGATCTTGGGCCATGCCGTGTTCAAAGTGCCGTTGACGATGCTGTCCTGCGTGCTCACGCGATCAAGAGCGACCGCCACCGAGCGGAGATCCTTGTTCCGCTGGCCGCGCTCGTAGACACCCCACGCGATGCCGATGAGTGTGCCTCCGAGCATCCCCCAAGGGCCGAGCGTCGCACCGATGCCAGCCGCGGCAGCGCCCACGTCCACCGACCCATCGGGCCGCATGGAAGTCTCAAGCACCGCCTTCGCCGACGCGAGCGCGTCCTGCAACTGCTTCACGGATTCCTGCACCTGGTTGCTCTTGCCCGCCAAAGCCGCCGCCGCACGCTCGGCATCCGCCGCGGCAGCCGCCGCACGCTGGGCCGCAAGGGTCTCTTCTGCCGTCTGCGCACGGGCCAGAGCGTCGGCAGCACGGGCCGCATCCGCCTTCGCATCCGCGAGAGCACGATCCGCTGCCGCGCGGGAGTCGGCCAACTGCTGCTCAAGAGCGACAAGCCGGACTTCCGCGTCCGAGATGCCGCGATTGAGATCCGCGGCGCCAGTACCCCCAAAGGTATCGCAGCCGGTCAAGGTCAAGCAGATGGCCACAAAGAGCATGGCCGTGGTGAGAAGAAAGAGGCTTCGGGTCGTGTTCGAGAACATTCGAGACTCCTGAGAGTGTGTGTGCCGGTCGTACTCGCGCTGTGCCGCGGACTGGAGCCGGGGGTCGTCTTCTTGGTTCATTCGCGGTCCCCTTTGATACTGGAAAGAAGCCGCTCAATACGCGCGTGCTGGTCGTCGGCCCGCTGGAGCGAGGTAGCAAGGTTGGCGCTCATCCGCTCTTGGCCCTCGGTCGTGGCCTTGATGTTGCCGGTGGCGTTGCTGAGGTTGTCGCTGATCTTGATGACCATCGCGAGCGATGGCATCCCAACTTTGACCCACGCGACGATCAACAGCGTCACAATGACAATGACCGCCACCAGCCCAAAGGCGTAAGGGCCGTAATGATTCGCAAGGCTTTCGGTCGCCTTTCCAGCCGTCTCGATTTGTGCAAGTGTGGTCATGGTTTTACTCGTAGGTGATCGTGATCTTGATGAGGCCAGCCGTAGCTCCACCGGGAGTTCCGCCGGTGGTGTTCAGGCGAACGACAAGTGCGGGCCAGCCAGCCGTCTCTGCAAAGAAGGCGTTGGCAGCTGATGGGGTCGCGTAGGTCCCGCCTAGGGCGAAGGCGTTGAGGGCCGACACAAATCGCGTCTCGGCCCCGGTGATGCCTACGTCCACGGTGGCGGCCGAGATGCTGCCGCCGGAGATTGCTGTCACGATCTCGACGCGCGCACCCACGACGCTGGCTGCTCGTGGCAGGCGATAGCCCGCATATCGGGCCAGCGTTCCGGTTCCGAGCGTCAGCGTTTCGGTGGCCCCGCCTCCAACAAAGTCCGCCTCGCTCACGGTAAAGGTCAGCGTGTTGGCGGGCTGCATCGACGGGGCGGCGTTGGAGTCGCCGGCGGCACCTCGGGCCAGCTCGCCCGATGCGGTGTCACGGATGAGGCTGTCGTAGGTCACGTCGGCCTGTCCGCGAACGGCCATCTCACCGATTGTGCCCAGCACTCGAATCTGGTTGACGTGGATGCGGGATCGAAGGTTCGCGGTGGTGATTGGGCCGGTGATCGCTGCGGCCCCGTTGACCATCTCCAGAGAGTCGATGAGACCGCGACTGATCTGGGCTTCGTTGCCGTTGTTGAGGGAGACGCCGCGAAGCAGCGAGCCAGAAGCGATTGCCTCCATGCGGATATTGCCCGCGGTGAAGTCGTCGATCCGCGTGATGATGCTATCGGTGCCGCCGCCGATGTTGATAAGCGTGACGCTGCCGCCGGTTTGCGCCGAGACTACATCCCACGAACCTGCTCGCAACACGCGGGCGGAAGCGGTGAACGTGAAGAGGCTGTGATTGACGGTGCCGCTGGGCCGTGCCCGCCAGGTCGCACGCGAGGCGTCGAACAGGCTCATCACGGTGCGGGGCGACGTGTTGTTGTAAAGCAGAGCAGAGACGTTTGAGCCCGGAGCCAGTTCCATCACGCCGTCGAGCGTGAGTTCGCGGAGGCCAATGGCGCGAGACTGGATGAGGGCGTAGCCGCTGGTAGGCACGACGATACTGGCGTTGCGGATTACGATGCGGCGGTGGACAGCCTGAGTCAGCTTGACGGTCGCGTCTCCAGTGTCGTCAAGGCCAATGCCCATTCCTGAGTTGTTGGGCTTGACGCTTCCGGTGACGCCATCAATCAGGATGTCCGAGACTTCCTCGCTGGTGTAGGCCCCGTTCAAAATGCTAATGGAGGCGTCGGTGGTGGCCTTGGCCATCACGCCCACCTCGACCGAGTTGGCGTCGATCTTGCGGATGATGGGGAGGGCGAGGGGCTGCGCCGCGGTGACGTCATCACCGGAGAATGCACCGCCAGTACCAGGCTGCTTGATCGTGCCCCCGACGACCTGAAGGAAGTCGCCGTCCTGCCAGGTGTAGAGGTCGAAAAGGTTGGTCTTTCTGATGATGCGGGTGGGGGCCGCCGCTGTGCCGACGTCCCATGTCACGCCTGTTACGGTAGCCAAGGGAGCCTCGGTCGAAGTGAGGTCGTTGACACGGACGGTGGGCATGAAGCGACCGGTGAGACGAATCAGCTCCGCTGAGTTGCTCATGTGAACGCGGGTGATGTGGAAGAAGCGAACCGAGCCGTTGGTGAAGCTGACGGTGGTGACGCCGTTGTTGTACGACTCGTAGGCACCGTAGTCGCGGTTCATCAGGGCGACCGGGTTGTCGTCACACGCCCCCCAGACGTTGTCGATGCGGACGCGCTCGCAGGCACCGGAGAAGTGGACGCCGTCGCTAGAAACCGCGCCGATGCCGTACTCCGTGACGTTGCCTACGAAGCCGACGTTGCGGATGTCCACGTCGTACGCGCGGTTGAAGTAAACGCAGTACTTGCCGTCACGCTGGCTAAAGAGCGGCCCCGCGGTGTCGCGGAAGACGATGTCGTTGATTGTGAACCGCTGGACGTGCCAAAAGACGCAGGTATGGCCGTCGTCGTTGGTGGCAATGCCATCGGCTACGCGGCCGATCGAGCCGCCGCCATCGATCAGAACGTCCGTAGTCTGGCTCGTGCCGATCGTCTGGAAGAGCTGGACACCGGGAGCTGCGCTGTGGCGCCAGAGGCGGACGCCGGGCGGAACGTGGAGGTGCGTGCCGGTGCGGAGCGTGATGCGGCCCGAGAAGTAGTAGTCGCCGGGCTTGCTGAAGGTGACGGGGGCGCCGGTGTCGATGGCGGCCTGGAGCACGACGCTGGCCGCTTGTGCCGCGGCAAGAGATGGCTCGGCCGCCACAGGTGGGAGCCGTGCTGAAACGTCGATGGCCGCGAGCGCCGAACTGCCGAGCCGTGCTAGAGCTTCCATGTGTGCTTCTCGTTTTGGTGTGCCGTGCTGAGATCAGAACGCGAACGAACCGACGCGGACGCCGACCATCGTGCCGACATTCAGCGCAATCGCCATGTGGCGAGCGCCGCGGTGGTCAATCTCAAGGGTGCCCTTTACTCCGGCGACGTTGCCTTGCAGCCTGTACCGAAGGCTCTCGATCCATGCCGTAGTTACGGCAATGGAGTCGGCGTAGGCCGTCTGCGCCCCACCGTTGGGGCTGTCGGCCGCAGCAAGGATCGGCGGCGTGGCGCTGGTTCCGATGGTGATGTCGAGCGCGGGCTCGACCTCATACTCGAAGCGGTCGGGCGGATACTCGGGCGTCATTGCCTCGCGCACCAGCCAGATCCGCGCCGTCGCCGACTTGCTCGCAATGTCCGACCCGTGCCGGCACAGGAAACGAAGGGCCGTCACGTTGTATTCGCGCAGGTCCAGCCAGATCAGGGCGCCCGCCGTGTTGGTAACGTCGGTGGTCGGCTGCGTGAAGCGGGCCGACAAGCCCGATGCGGCGACCGCGGGAAGCGTCTGGGCACACACCGATTCCTTCTGCCACATCAAGACCGTTTGTGGCGTCCCAGAAGGACATGCGGCCGAGGTTTTGATTGCTCCAATAGGCATGGCCGAATCTCCTTCTAGCTGACGTATCCAGTGACGAAGGCCGTGTCGCCGCTGGAGTTGCACGCCACCCCAAAGCAGTCCACCGCTTCGCCAAGGTCGAAACCTTCCTCGATGAGTCCTGTTGCCGGGTCGATGAACCAGATTAGGGCGTTGTTTCCGCTCGCCCCGAGCCAAGTGCTGTTCCGCTTCCCGCCGACGACGAGAAGGCCCGTGCCCGCGTTGTAAGCGATGGCGTGCTGGTTGAGCACCGGGCCCACGTTGGTCTGCCAGATCGGAGCGCCGTCGCTCCCTCGCAGCTTGTGGATGGCGTAGTCCGACTGGTTCTTCCTGCCGCCCACGTAGATGTCCCCGCTCGGATCGACCGCAATCGCGTCCGCCGTCGGATGCGGGTCGGTCGGGCTGTTGTCCGCGTTGGCCGGCGTCGGGATGTCGTTGTAGTACGTGCCCCACGAGCCGCTGTACGAGTCGGTCCTGCTGGTGAAGTCCGTCTCCCACGCGAGGGCTGCGGTCGTCGTGCCGGCGCTGATCTTTGCCACCGCACGGGCCGCCACGCTCGAATCGGGTGCAAACGTGCTGTTCGGCCCCCACCCCTTGTTGCAAGTCGCAAGGAAGAGGCTGGAGTCCGAGCCCGCGGCGATGCTGTTGACGTACTTGCCCCGCGGCTGGCTGGCAATGTGCTCAGAGAGCCGGAAGTAGGTGTGATCCTCGTAGTAGGTGTAGGCGTTGGTCTTCTTCGCCCCATACTGGAGGAGGGCGAGCATGGTGTCGTTGACCGCCGTGAGCGTTGAATCCACGTCAAAGAGCATGACGCCAGCGCGGAAGTGGCTTCCCTCGCCGTTGCCGTTGCCCGTGTCCGCGATCATCGTCGTGACCGGCCCCGTGACCACGTTGGAGCCACGGAAGGCCACCGCGAGGCGTCCATCGGGCCTGACAATCGCCCGCATAACCTCTTCCGCCCACCCCGAGAGGTTGAACCGCTTGAGATACACCCCGTCGGAAGTGCGGAGCACGAAGACCCACGGGCCCGCGGCGACGAACGTGAACACGTCCCCCACCGCGACCGAGTTGGCGTAGATGTCAAACGAGCCCAGTGCGCCGCCCGGATCTTGGTCAACCAGGTCGGTTGTCCAAAGGGCGGTCTGGAACGTCGCCGAGGTCGGATCGAAGTCGATCATCCGCACGCGGCTTCCAATCCTGCCCGAAATGGGGACAATGGAGACGAACGCGCACCGCTTCAGGGTCGGGTGCCAGTCCAGCGAGAAGCCGCCGTAGAGCGTCCCCGCACCAAAGTTGCCCCGGATGCCGCGCTGAGAGTCGAGCACCCAAAGGCTGCCCGTGATGGGGCCAGCCTCGACACTCACGCCAGCGCCAAGGGCGTTGGACGTGCCCGCCTCATACCCAGAAACGCCGCTCGCGCGACCGACCACGGCAAGGGCTTGGACCTTTGCACCTTGGCCAAGCTGTGTCTGGAACGCCTTGGAGAGCGACGGGCGCGGACCGAACCGAGGCCGGTTCACTGGGTCCGAGCCGAAAACGCGGACATTCCGAAGGTTCTCCTGTGGGGAGAACATCTCCGGCGTGTCCAGCGTCGTCGTGTTGTTGGCCGCACCCCGGAGGGGCGGTGCCAATCTCCGAGGCATGGCGATTTCCTTCCGGGTTTACGCGCGCATCGCGGGCGTGCGGAGCGTGGCGTGACGGAGGTACTTGATCTTCGTGGCGATCATCTGGATCTCAAGAGCGGTGCCGACCGCCTCGTTGGGGTAAAGCTGGATGGCGACGCTCTCAGAGCCGTCGAGGGCCGCAAGCTGGGCGGCGGTCATGGCGCCAGTGATGTCGAAGTCGCGCCAGACAAACCCCTCCTCGTCAGCCTCGGCAAAGTCGGCCGCGCCAATCACGACCGAGACGGGCGTGCCAAGGGTCGCAAGGGCCGTTGCCCCGTCCTTGTGCCAGAATGCCTGACAGGTCAGGGCAAGGTCGGCGTTGGGAGATGCCGATCCGGAGGTATCGCGGAGACGGCACTTGACGCGGAGGATCAGCTTAGGGTTGGCGTTGCGACCATTGCCGCCGTTGCGCTGGATGGCAAACTGGTTCGGGAGGCAGGTGTCGAGGCGGATGATGTCGGTGGCATCGGCGGTTGCGTTCCACGCGAGCGACATGAGGCTTGTGGCCGCAGCAGCAACGCCAACGATGCCGGCGCCGGTCGCAACCGGGATCAGGCCCGTGTTGAGACGCCACGCGCTGAGCGGAATGGGAAGCTCCTCGAAGTACGCGCCGTCGTCGGAAACGCTCTGGTCGATGACCGTGTTGATCGTGAGTGGGGATGCGCCCATGACAATGCTCCTGTTCAGACGACGGTGCCGTCGGTGGTGATGAAACTTGGGGTCAGACTTGAGGTGCGAGCGTCCGAGCTATCCCCCAGCGAACCCGCATGGCGGGGCTTGGAGTCCTCGTCAAACGCGATAGATGCAATCAGGCTCTCGGTGGCCCTGGCCCTGTTGATGTCGCTGGGCGCGTGGGCCGCGACCGCCATATCGACGATGGTGAGGTCGTGCGAGGCTGGCCAGTTGCCACGGTCGGCGTCGTTGACCATCTTCGTCGGCTCGATCTTGAGCCGCGTGGTCAGCGTGATGGCCCGGCTTGGCGTTGGGAACACCCGCATCTCCATCGGTGGACGCTGGTTGGGGCTGTTGCCGGGATCGGTGGATTGGAAGACCGCGCAGTAGAGGGGAGGCCCAACCTCGCTGGGCCGCTCGGCCTGCTTGCGGATGACCAGATCCACGCTGGTATCGACGACGTGGCCGCCGGTCGAGCCGTCGGACCAAGAGACCCGGCCTTTTGGGGCCGAGCAAACGCCTTCGGGGAGGCGATACCGGGTGGCGTCGCCGGCGATGTTGGCCGAGCCCGTACCGTCGGTGGTCAGCGAGACCGAAACGATGGGAGCCGTCCAAGACCACTGGACCGCCCGGCCTGTGCCTGGGTAGACCGCGCGGACAAACTGGCGAACGGCGTCTTGAAGGAGCCGCTTCACAAGGTCCGCGTCGTTGGTGTCGGATGGCGGCGCCGCCACCGTGCCGGAGTAATCGGCAATGCCAAGCCGCTCCGCGACTCTCGTCTGGAGCTCTCGAAAGGTCAGGGAGTGTTCTGCTGAGACGCTTGGCATGTAATCCTTGCCGCGGCCGCCCCTTGGACGATCCCCCGTCTCGCGCGGACCCCGCTATAGGGACTCGCAAACTGGGTGTGGGGCGTGTTTTTCAGCCGTGGCAAGGTGAGTGAAGGGTCGAAGAGGACTGGTCGGAACCCGCCGGATTAGCCAATCTGGTTGCCGAAGAAGACGCGCTTGAGGGCCGCCGAATCGGTCGTGTAGGCTTCAAGTGCGTAGCCGCAGAAGCCGGTTGAGAGGGCCGCGGCAGCGTCGAGGGTGAGGTTGAACGAGCCGTTGGTGACTTCGAGCGCGCCGCCAAGGGTCACGTCGGTCGTGCCGTCAACGAACGCCGTGATGTCGTCGGCGCGATCAACCACCCAGACGATGCCGCCGCGACGCTGGTTGCCGCTGATGATGTCGTTGACGCCCGCAGGGACATCAACCACCAGCAGCTTCTTGAACATGAGGATGGCCGTTGCGGGGCGGGTCGCGTTGACCGGCTTCGCGCCGGCGGTGCTGTCAGCGCCGTCGTGCGAGTACGGGTCCACGCACAGAACGTGGCCGACCTGGAGGTTGGCGTTGATGGCGGAGCGGGATGCGGCCGTAGCGTTGACATCCTTCGCCGTGTAAAACACGGGGAACGGGACGCCGCCCGTGTCGAACTGGCTTGATCGTGACTGTCCCATGTGATGCGTCCTTGCAAGTGGGCTCGCGCCCGTGGTGCTGTCGTGTGTGTTTCAGAGAACCCCAGCGCCGCGTCCTGCGGCGCCGGGGGTGTGCTGCTGTCAGGCTTAGAACGCGCCGTGGCCGACCCAGACCGCCTCGCGGGGGCTCTCACAGATGAGCTCGCCGCAAACGTCGATCGGGGCGTACAGGGAGTTGTGGGCGTCGGGCTTCTCGCGGAAGCCGCTCTCGCGGAACCAGAAGCCGGGCATCCGGGCGATGTAGCACTTGTCGTGGCGGACGCCGAAGATCGGGGCCGTCGCGTCAAGGTCAAGCTGCGGGGCGCGGATGATGTTCACGCCGCCGACCGTGCTCTCCTGGAAGGGGAAGATGTCGGCCTTGTTGCCGCTGATGCGGCGATCATCGGGACCGGCGTTGATGAGGTCGAGATACGCCTCGTGGAACGCCTGGTTGAGGAAGATCGAGACCGAGCCCATGACCGTCTCGCCGATCTTCTTGGGGAACGCCTTGAAGTTGGTGTAGTTGTTGGCGCGGCGGATGGCGCGGCAGACATCGAGGGTCAGCGTGCCGCCGTGCGTGAAGTTCCAGTTGCGCCAACGCTCGTTGTTGAGGTCCGCGGCGTCAATGCCCGCGAGGGTGCTCTGAGCGGTCGCACCGTTGGCGTAGCGGACGTACTGGCCGTTGAAGCCGCCCGTGGTGTCCGCGACGAACGTGCCGGAGCTGTTCATCGAGGGGCGCGCCCACTGGTAGAGGCTGGTGAGGCGCTTGCCGTCGTTGGGAGCTTGGGGGATGCCGAAGATGTCGCGCTCGAGGGTCGCGTAAACCTCCTCGAAGAAGGCATCCTTCTTCGTGTTGAGCATGTTCACGATCTGGCCGGGGCCGCCGTTCATTGCACGCTCGCGCGCGTCCACGACGATGCCCTTGCCCTCGTACTTCACGACCTTGACGGACGCGCGGACGGGGGCCGGACCCTCGACTGCGGACCAAGCCTCGTGGAAGTCCACGCCGCGGAAGGAACCGGAGTTCTTTCGGAGCTGGACCACCCACTCGAAGGTGTGGCCGTCGAGCGAGTTGCCCGACTTGCCGGAGAGGATGAACTTCTCAACGCCAGCGTACTGCTGGAGCTGCTGAGTCCCGACGTGCTTCCCCTTCATGAAGTTGGAGATGGTCGTGTTGAGGAGCGTAATCATCTGCGTCTGCGTGATACCGGGCATGGCTTGGTTCCTTTCCTAAGTGACCCGGTGCGATCTCGGTGAGTGTTCAACGTGCGGGCGTCTGTGTGCCCGTTTGGTCTGTGTTTAGCCGTCGAGTCCCATCTTCTTCCACGCTGCTGTAGCGGCTTTCAGCGCGTCCTTGGCCTCGGGGGGAAGGCCGTAGGTGTCGTCGTCGGAGATGGCGGCTGCCTCCTGCGAGCGAACCGAGCCGCGTGGCCGGAGCGTCTTGGCCTTGTTGCGGGCCTCGACCTTGGCGTCGATGCGGCTGGGTGCGGAGGGCTTGCCGGCGGGGATCTGAACGTCAAAGAGGAAGCGGGCAGCCTTCGCAATCGCCTCGTCGTCGGTGAGCGTCCGTCCGCGGGCCTGCTCCTTCTGGGCGTAGAGGCGGGCGGTCTCAACGAGCTCGATGCGGTTGTCAATCTGGGCCTTGGTGAGCGTTCCCTTGGCGCCGTTGCCGATCTTGTCCGCGAGCCCGGCGTCTGCCTTGGTGTCGAGGAACTTGTGGATCTGGACGACCCGCTGGGCCTGGGTCGCCTGCTGCTTCTCGCCGGTCAGAGCCGCGAGCTGCTTCTGCATCTCGGCGACCTGCTTGAACACGGGAGCGATGGCGTTCGCGGCCTCGTCGCCAAACTCGTCCTTGAAGGTCTGGACCAGCGCGTCGGGGTCGATGTTGGTGGAAGTTCCCGAGTCGGCCTGAGCATTTGGGCCTGCGGAGGCGGTCGGCTTTGCAGCGTCGGCCTTACCCGCACTCGGGGTGATCGGTTCGGCGGCTGGCTTCTCGCCGCGGAGCATGGCGCGGAAGTCGGCAAGGTCGGCGGCGCGGTCAAAGCCGTCGGGCTGGGCGTCCGTGCCCTTGCCCGCTTCGGCACCCTCTTCGTCGCCGTCCGTGGCGTCGTCGGCTGCGTCCTCTTCGGTTACCTCTTCCTCGGGCTGCTCGTCGTCGGCAAGGCTCTCGTAGGTCTCGGGCGGAGTCTCGGTGTCCTCGGGTGCCTCGTCCTTCGCGGGCTCAACGGTCGCGCGGATCGCTGCGACGGCCTCGGCGGAAAGCGAGTCGGGCATCTCATCCTGTTTGATGGAAGGCACAAACACCGGATCGTTTGCCGGTGTGGAAGGGACGCTGTTTGCAGAACCCTGGGCGGACATGGGTAGTCTCCGCCCTTCACTCGCAGGAACGATACAAGGGGGAGAATGCAAGTCCAGATAGCATCGGTGATAGACTTGCGCACCGAAGGCGGTACGCTTTTGGCATGACCACCAGACTGATCCGGTTCGGAAGCGTGACGGTAAACCCGGCGTTTGTGCAGGCCGTTCTGCGTGGGACGCACGGGCAGGGGCCGGGCGCAACGATCTACATGGCCAGCGAGCACGAGAAACTCACGTCGCTTTGGATTCCAGACGACTACGCCGATGTCGTCGATGCCCTGAACGGCAAGCCGCAAGCCCCGCACAAGGAGCCCGCATGACCACCCCCCGCTTCCTGATCCTGCCTGACCTGATCGTGAACGTGAACGACATTGTGGCCGCCTACACGTTCTCCGATAACGCCGACCAAGCGACCGCGATTGACCTACGCGACGACCGCGGCACGGTCTACACGGGCGCGAAAGTGTCCGAAGTGACCGCCGCACTCCGCAAGGCGATGAAGGGGCCGACGGCTCCAGACATGGCCGGGCCGCCGTGGTTCCCACACGTCCCCATCGACATCGAGAAGCAGGCCCGCGAGACGAAGGCGGCTGGAAAGCCTTAGCTCGCCGCCACCTTCTGCCAAATCTTCGCCTTCGCCTTCATGTAGTCCTGCTGCTGCGCCCGGTCCTTGAACCGAACCGTGCCGTCCTTCTTGTCAATGCAGTTTGCCGACTCCGCGTCCCCGTTCGCCGCCATCTCGCGCTGCACTTTCACCACTTCATCCTTGTGCCAACCCTCGGTGATCGACTCCTGGCCGTCGCCGTGGAAGCGTCGATTCCCGTTCTGGACGCACTTCTTGGCGTAGACCTGCTCGGCTCTGGCGCCGCACTCGGGGCACGGGACGTGTCCGTTGTTGTCAAGTTCGGCAACTTTGCAGAACACGTCGCCGATAAAGTGGCAGTTCTGGCACTCAACGGGGTATTCGGGCATGGGTCAAACTCCTGTGAAAACCCGCGCCTCGGCTTTCACCGTGGCGCAGGCTGCGGGGTCGCTACCAGTCAGGCGGCACCCGGCAATGCCGGGGCCTTTTCGTTTGTGGTTTGGGGCATGAGCACGTTCGCAGCCTCCGCGATGCGGCGGCGTGCGATCTCGACGTACTCGGCCTCGCGTTCAAAGCCGATGAAGTTGAACCCCTCCAGCATCGCGGCCTTGCCGGTGCTGCCGCTGCCGGTGAACGGGTCTAGGACGGTCCCGCCCGGCGGCGTGACTAGTCGGCAGAGGTATTGCATGAGGGCCGTGGGCTTGACGGTGGGGTGGTGATTCTCGCGGGCCGTTGACTTGCTTCCAGCGATGTCCCACGCGCGACCGTCGCCGCTTGGTGGGTGTGGCATCTTTTGAGGCATCCCATCTAGCCCTTCCGACCGATCCGCCTTGCTCGCCTTGGGCACGTAAAAGAAGCGAGAGGCTGGCGCGTGCCAGTACCCATCTTCGCCATTCTCGCCCGGAATCCATCGCGTCTCCGGAAACCCCGCCAGCACCTCATCGCTGCCGTCGTGGATCAGGTTTGCGGGCCAGCGACCGAGTTCTTCCGCCTTCGCCACGGCCGCCTCGCCCCGTGCCTTGCACTGCGCAATGGCCGCCGAATCGTGCTTCCACGGTCGATCCCATCCGTCGGTCTTTGTGCTGACGCGCCCGCCGTTGAGTTTGTTGCCGTTGGCATTCACCCGGCACCCATCCACATTCACCGCGCCCGTCCCGTGCTGCAGCACGTTCGCCGCCACGGTGCCGGGGAAGGGCTTGCGGGCCATCGTGATCGGTTCAAGGGCGGGCTTTAGAGCCGTGCCCCAGCCGTTCCAATCACCATCAAGGTTGTGCGACTTCGGGAACCCCGAGCCGTACACCCAAGCGATCATGTCCCGAATCTCAAAACCAGCATCCTCGATCCGCACCGCCATGCGGTGCTGCGTGCGCGTCCCGGCGAACGCGAGCAAGTGCCCGCCCGGTTTCAGCACGCGAAGGCACTCGGCCCAGACCTCGACGGCTGGTACGTCGTAGTCCCACTTCTTGCCCATGAAGGACAGGCCGTAGGGCGGGTCAGTCACCACCGCATCCACGCTCGCATCCGGCATCGCCCGCAGCAGGTCCAGACAGTCGCCATGATCGACGCGCCAAGTTGTCACGCGATACCTCCCGGCACCGACGGGGCCATGTCGCTACGTGTCTGATCCATCACGCCGCCCTGAGTCTCGGGCCGCGGGTTGCCTTGCTTGATCCCCGTCGGCTGGGGCGGCTCGGCCTGTGCCATGACCGTCTGCTCGGCCGCCATCGTGTCCTGAGAGGGGAAGATTTCATCAAGCTCGGGGACGTTCATCTTCTCCGCCGTGATTCGCATGAGCGCCTGAACGTCGCCGCCAAGCGTCGCCACGGTCTGAACCGCGCTCGGAATGACCTGGAGCATCTGGACGAAGCGGGCGAGCTCCAAGTTTCGGTCGCCGCGGGGCTCGTCGTAGGGAATGACATCCCACGAAAACTCCGTCATGTCGCCTTCGAGCTGGGAGCCGTCGTACATCAGCTCGACCTCGCCGACGCCGCCGATCCGCTCCGAAAAGATCCGCTGGGCGAATACGTCGGTGTCCTGGTCCTTGGCCATGTGCATAGCGATGGTGGAAAGGGCATCGCGGGCACGGGCACGCATCCCCGAAAGAATGCGATTCATGTTCGCCTGGAGCGTTCCGACTTCGGTTGCGGTCTTGGCGTTGCCAGCCGAGACGCCGCGGGACTGATCCACGCCGGCGGATGCGATGTTGGCCTGCTGCCTGAGCCACTGGATCGCGTCGGTGGTGTTCTTGGCGAGGCCGCCGACCTCAACCGCGTTCACCTTGTCGGGCTGGGTCGTCTTGTAGAACTCGTCGTCGGGCACCTCGTTGAGCCGGGCAACAAGATCCTCTTCCGTGGGGTGGTAGAAGATCGCGCGGCCGCTGCGAAGCGCCTGCCGAACCGCCTTCACACCCATGCGGGCAAGGGCGATGTGCAGATCGAGGAGGCTCGCCGCGGGCGCCAAGCCCATCGTGTTGCTTGGCACGTCCTCGAATGAGAGGCGCACGTAGGGGCCGCCCTCATACCCAAGGTACTCCTCGGGCTCGATGAGCCATTGGGCGTTCCCGTGCAGGCCGGGAAGGATGCCGCGAAGCACCTTCTTGCCGTGCGTGATCGTGACATCCCACAGCTCGACCTCATCGTAGATTTGCTCGTCGCCGGTCTCGGATGGGCCGCTGATCTCGTGCGTGTGGCCCTGGTCCTCGGGCGAGCCTGACCGCAGCGAGGGAAGATTGGCCACTACGTCCGGGTCGAACTTGCCCGATTCGATGAGCGCCTGCTTGGAGATCCTGAACCGATCCGCACGCCAGCAGTCCTCCCGCGGGTCGCGCGAGTAGGGATCACAGGCGTAGTCGTCCAGATCCACCCGCCCGCAGTAGAACTTGCCGGGGTCGTATGCCGTGCCCTTGAACCGCACCGAGTCGCCAGACTCACCCACGCCGACCTTGTAGATGCCAAGGCCGCCGAGAAGGGCGTCCAGAACTGCCAGCCGATGCGTGTGCAGCAGGCCAATCTCGGTCGCGCGGTGATTCAGCATCATCTCGCGCACCTTGCCCTCGGCACGCAACTGCGAGCGCCGGGGCTTGACCTGGAAACGAAGCTCCTCGCCGACGATGGCGGAGAGCCATGCCTGAACGGACTCGTGGATGAGGTTGATGGGCCGCTTGTCGCCGTCGGAGCGGGCCACAAGGTCGGGCATCTGGCCGTACCACGCGCCGGCGTACTCGCGCATGACGTAGGTCCGCACGTCGCGGAAGGGCTTGAGGCGTTGGTGTCCCCACTGGATCGCACGCTGAACGCGGGCCGGATCGAGCGAGGCGATGCTGCTGGATGTCGAGAAGGTGGACATGGCGCGACCTCGGCGGGTCACGCGAGCTGGGAACGTCCGGGGAGAGTGTAGCCGCTAGGCGGCGGTCGTGTGCATGATGACCGCCACAACCATCACGAACCCAGCCACGGCGCACGTGATCCCGTTGACGACCGCAGCGATATGAACCGCCGTGAACTGTGGCTGGTGAGGCCGATAGAAGCGAGAGAGACACACCAGCACAAGGTTCATGCAAACCGTGGCAAGGAAAACGAGGGCAAAACCTTGGGCAATGCTCACTATGCAGCCTCCGTCGGTGCGGTGCGGATCACGATGCGGCAGTCACCTCGCATCATCTTCGGGTCGCGGATGAGCCGAAACCCACGCACGAACACGTCGGTCGGTGGTGGTTCTGGGATCGCCTTGGATCGGCTGATGGTGTCCTGATTCACCCAAACCACATCGTACAGATGCTCCGACACGAGCACTTCTTTGATCGCGTCGGGGCCGTGCTTCTTGCCCTCTTCACTGAGCAGTTCGCAGAAGTTCCAGAGATCATTCACTTCATGGCCTCCCGCATGGCCTCGATGCGTCTCGCGGCGTTGCGTTCCAGGTGTTGGAGCTCGCTTGCGGTGACGCTGCGGCCGGCGTTGGTCCGCTCAATCGCCTCGCTGATCGCGTCGGGCTTGGGGAGTTGGCCGACGATGCGAGCAACGGTGAAGGACCGATCTATGCTGGCCACATCAACATCGGCGCGATGCCGTCCGTCCGCGGACCAGCCAAGCCACTCGGGTTTGATGGTCAACTCGCCGTCGGGCTGGTCGGTCCTCATGCCCCAAGTCTAGTACGTCAGCCGATTCTCCGCCTCCCTCGCCCGCTGTGCCTGGACCATCCTCCATCCCAGCGTGTCCTTCGGCGGGTCGGGCTGCTTGGCGTTCACTGGCGGGACCATGCTCATCGCGTTGTGCAGCAGGGCGTCGGCGATCACCCTGTCGCCGTGGGGTACTCGTGCATCGTCCATTGAGTCTTCCGCCGCCCCAACGCTCACCAGTCGCCCGGATCGGTCGTAGGAGTACGTGAGGCACTCCGAAAGGGCGTCGATGCTCGGGTTTGTGAACTTCCCCGCGTGCAGCGCCCCGCGGTACTCGCTGAGCAGCGTTTCCTTCGTCTGGGCGCTGGATCTCCAACCGAAGTCGCTCGGGCTCGCGTCCTGAATGTCGCCGGGCTCGGTCATGTGGTTGGCGATGCGAGGGTATTTGAGCCGGATCAACCTTCTCGCAAAGACTTCACCCGGCCCGTTGATCTCGAACTGGATCATGGCGGACTTGTGACGCCCACCGAACCAGATGCCCGCAGCCGCGGCATCTACCGCCGCTTGCTCTGGCACCACGCCAGGGGCCGAGTATTCCGCCCACTTGACCCCCGTAGAGGCGTCGCCGACGCTGATAACGGTGTTGGCCGCACCGACGCCGGCGCCGATGTCGATGCCCATGCACCACGAAATGTCCTGCCGCGGCCGCTCGTCGCGCGGGTCGAACCACATCCGCCACGGGCCGCGTGGATCGGGCCGGAAGCGAATCGACTGGGCTTTGCGGGTTTCGAGGATGATGTCCGTGCTGGTCGCGTCGCCGAAGCCTGGGTGAATCCAGCCGCGGACCTCGGGCGCCACTCCGTAGGCCGCTTGGTGCTGCTTGATGAGCGACCGCGGGAAGAAGCCGGATGCCGAATCGGGCGGGATCGCCATGTATTCGCGGAGCCACAACCATTCCGGCATCTCGCCGCGGCGTCGCAGGATGCGCTCCAACTCGACGCGCGGGAGGGTTGGATTGTCGAACGTGCTCGCGGTAAAGGACTTCCAATCCAGATCCATGCCGCTCGCCGCACGGTCGAAGAACTCATCGAAATCCGGGCCGATGCTGTGCGGGGTGCCGAGCATGAGAGCACGGCCCGCGAAGTCGATGAGCGTCGGCTCTAGGCACGCATCCCACCAGCGCCGCAAGCCGGGAATGAGGCTCGCTTCGTCGATTACGGCAAGGTGGTACCGCCTGGATCGCCCCGCCTCGGGGTTGTTTTCGAGCGTCCACCCCTCGATGACGGTGCCGTTGAGCAGCTCGATGCGCTTATCGGCGTCGTTGGCCCGGACGATGATCGGCGAAAGCCGCGTTCGGAGCTGCATCCAGATCTCATCAAGCAACTTGTACCGCGGCGTGAACAGGCCGATGTAGCGCCGATCGTCCTTCCCCGCCTCCCGGCACATGAGGATTTCGCCGAGCGTGGACTTCCCGAACCGACGGCCGCAGCGGACGACGCGATGCCGCGCCGTGGAGTCGATGATGAGCTCCTGGCCAGCATGGGGGCCGCGGATGCGGACCTGCCGCTCGCCGGCGATGGTTGGGGCTCGCTTGCTCGTCATTGGACCGCCGCAATCACCCGTTCATGGATAAACCTCACCACGACCTCGCCAGAATCCTGGGACTCGATCGGGTCGGTGCGTTCGAGGATGACATCGGCCGCTTTGACCGCGACGGGCGCCACGTTCCCTTCGTCGTCGCGGGCCTGGAGAGCCTCCAGCAGCGTCGCAATGGCCAAGGCCCGGCCGTTGGCATCGAGGAGCATCTTGCGGGCGTTGACGACCTCCACGAGCTTGGGCGGAGGAGGCTTCTCGGGCAGCGATCCATCCCGCTGCGATGGCTTGCGTTCGCTTCGTTTCGGCTTATGTACGGCGATTTCGGATGTTCTCGGGAACATAAAGCGCGCCTTTGGGGTAGGGCACGCGAGCCGAAAGATCGTCCGAAACGAGTGTAGCCGCTTGCCAGGGCCGACGTTGCGCGAGATTGAACCGAACCAACCCCGAAAGAAAGTAGTGGGGGGAATCCCCCGAAGTGCAAAGTATTTCGAGAATCTGCTGGACAAAGTATAAAAACCCCTTGCGTTGAGCCGACTGATAGTGTAAACACTATCACAGTTCCGAGTTTTCACCAACCAAGCACAGGAGCACCAGACGATGCACACCGTATTTGTCCGCCTGACCGCCACCAAGACCCGCCGCGTTGCTCGCGTACGCACCGCATGGCAGCGTGACTACTACGTCGATGGTGTCATGGGTGGCGGTTGGGCGTTCGGTAGCTTTGACCGCACCCGCACGGGCGTCGAGACCGTGACCTACGCCGACGGCAGCACCGAGCGCCGCGAAGTGACCAGCGAGGACGATGACGAGGGGCGTCTGTGCGTTGGCCAGTACGTGAGCCGCACGCGGGTTCTGGTTGATCCACTGCTTGCCTCCGACGGAATCCCGTTCTGACCACCCCGCCCGCCCCGTAACCGGGCCGGGCCGGGTTTGTCCCCTAACCCCCAAGGAGTACCGCCCGATGAAGACCGTTGCCGAAGTCAAGAACGAGCTCCCCGATGTCAAGATTCTGTGGGAGGGCCGCACGTACTGGGCCCGCGTCACCGGCCGCCTGAACCGCTTTGCCGGCGTGAGCCCCTACCAGCCCGTCGACGGCCGCAAGCGCGTGCGGATCATCATGGGCCCCGTGTTTGAGTTCGCGTGGGAGACTGTCACCAACGCCGTCAACAAGGGAACCACCCTCCAGGCCTGACCACCCACCCACCCATCGGCGAAGGTCGCTGGGTGCGGCTTGCCCGAACACTCGGCCGCGGAGAGCAGCGGCACAAGCAGGAGCACTAGGACATGAACAAGGCACAACGCGAGCTTTACGGAGTCACGGATCAGGATTGGAGCGATGCCCGCCACCGGGTGCGCTCTGCGATGGTGGGCGGCCGCGCTCGGTACTTCTCCCGCAGCCGTGACTTCAACAACCACAACGGTAAGCAGGGCACCATCACCAAGGTCATCAAGTCGAGCCGGGAGATCGAGCTCGCCTTTGACTCGGGCGAGAAGTTCCGGGCATTCGCGCACAACGTCGCCTTTTGCTGATCCCTTCCCCCCCCACCCCCCACCAAAGGAGCCTCCCAGTGAAGATTGCAGATTTCCAGTCCCGCAGTCCCTCCGGCGCCCGCTACCTCGGTCTCCCTTGCTCAAGCGCCGTCGCCGGCAATGGGTACATGGCCGGGATCTTCGACGACGGCGCCATGCTCTACGTCGGTTCTCATCCTGTTTACACCACGCCGCGGACTGACCGTGACGTGCTCGACGAGCTGGCCAGGGTCGGGAACGTGCTGGCGAACGTGCCCAAGAAGGTGCGCGAGAGCCAGATCGAGGAGCTTGCTCAGCGTTTCCCGGCGCAGATCCGCATCCGCGAGGGTGAAGTTGTGGTCGGCGGATCGGTCTGGACGCCAGACGGCGACTTCCTTCGGCTTGCCTGATTCCCTCGTGTCACCACCATCCACCAAGGAGTTTCACCATGTTCAGGGTTTCCACCGATACGCAGGACTTGACCCGCTACGTGATTCAGGACAAAAAGACGGGCCGCTACCTCGCCATGCCCGGCTGTTCGTCATCGTTCACCAGTCGCATTCAGGACGCCCGCATCTTGATCGGCCGCGAGACGGCGCGGGCGGAGATGTGCGAGGACTCCGAGCGCCTTGTGAAGTGGGCCGATGCCGTTGCCTAGCCCACCCGCCCCCGCCTTGATCGGCCGGGGCTGGCTTGTCCGACACGCCCGAAGCGCGAGATGGGCACGCGCGGGAGCGGCGGGAGCCGCAGGAGTACGACGATGGAAAGCAACAGGCAGAAGGCCGATCGGATGTCCAAGGCGCTGGTGTCACACGTCAACGCCGTGCTTTTGGCTGAGGCTCACGCGAAGCTCAAGCGCGAGCAGATGGACGAGATCGACCGCGAGTGCATCGCCGTGCTCGCCCCCCGCGACCGCTACGACGGTTCGTTGATCACCGAGCCGCGCTTGCTCTGGCACATGACCGACGAGGCCGCCCAGGTCTACTACGCCCACAAGCACGAGATCCTCAAGGCCCGCGGCTACCCCGTGTCCGAAGTTGGCGACTGTCCGGCGTTGGTCGCCGAGAACCTTCTCGCGTTCGCACAGAGCAACCTTGTCGAGGGCGCGGCCGAGTTTTTCCCCGGCATCACGCCCGGCCGCCTGATGAGCGCCGGGATGACCAAGTATCGTGAGTTTGTGCGTCTGCTGATCGGGCTCGTGACCAACCACCCGAGCTATCGCCCGCCGGCGATCCTTGTTGTTGCCTGACCCGACCGCCCACCCGCGGCATCCCTGACAGGGGACGCCTGCGGATTGCCTTGAACAACGGCGCGAGTAGGCACGCGCGGGAAGCCGAAAGGCGAGGAGTTCACCGATGATTGGATCTTCTGGACCGTCTCTGACCGATGCCCCGGACGACTACGCCGACCCGTCCGCCCGCGGGCCCAAGACCTTCACGGTCTACCCCGAGGAGAACACGGCCGCGGCACGGGCCGCGCGAGACAAGCACTACGGCGACTTCGATTCTGCCATTGTCGCGGCTCAGCGGATCGCGGCGGAGATGGGCCGCCCTGTGGACATTGCAGGATTCGACGACGACGGGAACCACGTCGGAACTTGGGAGATCCGGCCGGACTTCGCGCTCCCGATCTACCACGTCTGCCCGGAGGAGCACAGTCCCCTTCTCGACGCCGCGGCGGACCTGCTGGAGGCTTGTGAGGGTCTGTTGAAGCACATGGACATGCGCAAGGTCACAGTGCGCAACGGCTTCGAGTTGCTGCTATACCGCGCCGCGGCACGAAAGGCCGTGGACAAGGCCCGCGGCATCCGGCACGTCGCCGAGCTGCTGCCCGCGGCCGAGCCGACTGGGGGTGTCGCGTGAGCACGACCACACCCACCAAACTCACCAAGGACCAGAAGATCGACGCGCTGGCGACGATGTTCTTCGAGGCCAACGAAGCGGCGAAGGCCGCGGACCCCGGCGCCGAGGAGGACAATCGGGGCTCATCGAACCTCGACACGCCCGCCTTCCGCGTGGACGGCACCACAAAGGCGACCATCGAGGCCGCGGCCGCGCTCTCCGGCGTCGCCGTCACAGAGTTCAAGTGGCTCGGCGGCCGCAAATGGTTCTGGTTGAACGTCGAGATGCACGGCCAGGGGCACCGACGGACGACCATGATGGAGGCGGCGCAGGCCGTCATCCAGCGTTGGAAGGACGAGGGCAAGATCCCCGGCCTTGTGTCGTGCGGATACCAGCAAGCGGATTGATCCTCCTGCCCCGTCGTCGCCTTCGGGCGGCGGGGCTCCCTTCCCCGGCGTGGAGACGCGCCGGCGGAGGGTTTCATGAACACTCGACCCACCACCACCGACGACTTTCGCGCGGCCGTCACGACCGCGATGCAGTCTCGCGGCCTGACGCAGCGCCAACTTGCGGCGCTTGTCGGCACCCACCAGCCGAACCTGTGCCGATGGCTCGACCATAAGGCAGACATCCGGCTCGCTACCATGCTGGCGGTGACGCGCGAGCTGGGTATCGCCGTCCGTCTGGAGATGGCGACCTTTGGCGAGTGAGCCCTTCCCAACCCCGTCCGCCGAGTTTTCCGTCTACGCGCTCGACGCGATCCGACGCCTCCGGGCGCTCGGGCCGATCGAGATTGCGATCCTCGTGCGCGAGCAAGCCGACGACCACCAGCTCCGCGGCATGGCGCTGCGCGGCGTGGTGAAGTCGCTCGGGGTGACGATGGCCCGTGTTCGGATGCTATCAGGGGATGACATGCCTTGGCCCGCGCTCGTAGTCAGTGCGACCGAGCGGGAGAGAACGGTCTTGGGCCTGGTGGTGCCACCGTTGATCGGCGTGCCTGCTGCATCGCCGGCGGCGGTGGAGGCTGGATGGCGAGTCTTGAGGCGATGGAGTGACGTACCACCCGAGATGGTGATACAAGCTTCATCGCATACGCCAGCGCCGCAAGTTCAACCCGCGAGCGGAGTTGAGTCTCAGCCTTGAGGCGCTGAATCCATGCCCTGACGGTGTGGATCGTGACCCTGTACCGGCCCGCTATCTCGTCGTCGTGCTTCGCCTCGCCGATCAGGGCGAGGAGAGAGAGGCACCGGGCATCGAGATCGGCGCCGACGGTGATCAAAGGGCGGTTCTTGGTCGGTCTTGGCTTCCGCGGCATCCTTGCCTCCGGGTCAAAGCGTGGTGCCGGATTCGAACCGGCGTTTCACCCTCGCGCTCACTACCCACCACCACCGATTCTGTTCCCCGTCTAGATCGAGGAGCCCGGACGAGCCGGTTCGGTGCCGAAGGTCTCCGTTACGGGGCTTGGTGCCCCCCGCGTGTCCCATCCACGCCGTTCCACGCGAAATACCGCCCGAGAGATGGCGTGCCTTGCGGCAGAGGCCCGGACGGTTTGCAATAGCAGGGGGCGGATTTGAACCGACGACCTTTCGGTTATGAGCCGAACGAGCTACCAGACTGCTCTACCCTGCTGGCGTCCACAGTAGCGAACGCGCCCGCCGTGGTCAACTTGCCCGGATTCGCGCTGGCGGTGCTTTTGCATCCGATTGGTTGGAAGGGACTTAGGGATTCGTATCAAGAATCTTTGAGCATTTCGCTTGCTTTGGTCGCGGGAAACCCGATACTGGGGGTGCGACTTCGGAGCTTCCCCCGTGCATCTCCCCATCGAAACTTTGACCCCCCACCCTTCCAGCGCACGGCGCCCGAAGTCGCGTTTTGGCGATCAGCCGGACGGGTGTGGGGTCGTATTTTCCAAGGAGCACGCGAATGGTCAGCAGCAGCAAGCGTCAGCGTGAGAGTCTTTCGGGCCGCATCCAACTCCTGATCGAAGCAATGGATCGCCTGGGCGTCCGTCTGGAGCGTGCGAGCCGCGGCCCGTCGCTCAGCCTTGGCCCGACGAAGCAGATGCAGAACGCGAGCCACAACGAGGCCGCAACCGCCGTCATGGGTGCCGAGGACGTGATCGACCCGCACGCGGCCCCAATCTACCGCGGCCCCTCCACCGACGACGTTGAGAACCACCTTCTCTGCGTTGTGACCCCCGACCGTTCCAGCTACATCCGTCCCACTGGCAAGCCCGGCCGCCACGAGCAGGTCTGGTTTGACGGCAGCGTGACCGCCTCCCCGTTCAGCGACGGCGCTCTCAGGCAGTGCGCGGTGAGCAAGGATTGGGCGATGGTCTACGAGCCTGTCGCCCGCGAGATTGTCGGCCTCCCCGCACTGGCGGAGCTTGACCACTGCCGCGAGGGGGAACAGGCGTGAACAAGCACAACCCACCCGCGTTTCCAACTAACGGGCACCATGAAGAAGGCCCCTTCGTCATTGCTGGCATGACCCTCCGCGACTACTTCGCGGCCAAGGCGATGCAGGCGATGGTGCTCCCGTTCATGGAGTCCCACTGTGCGGGCGGCGACGAGGAGAAGTACCTCAGCAACGCCGCCAAGATTTTTAGGGCGTGCGCAGCCTCAACTGCCACTGACAGCGACGTTGAGCTCGCGGATCTGTCCTACTTCATTGCCGACGCCATGCTCGAAGCCCGCAAGTCTGACTGACCCCGCGCGAGGGGGTGCGTGGTGGCACCCCTGAGCGCAGCGTCATCCAACAAGGAGCCCCCCGTGATTACCGAACGTCAGAGACAAGTCAGGAACCAAGGCGTCGGCGCGTCCGAGTGCGCCGCCGTGCTTGGGCTTGACCCGTACCGATCCGCCTACGACCTCTACATCCTCAAGTCCGAGCTCCACGAGGAGAGCGGCGAGCGGGCCGAGAGCGAGGCCCAGGCCATCGGCAACCTCATCGAGCCGACGACCGCCGCCCTTGCCGAGCAGCGGCTTGGATGCCGTCTGGTCAAGCCCACGAGCACGTACAAGGCTCCCAACGGCGTCATGTTCGCCAATCTGGATCGGCAGGTCGAGAAGTCGATCCGCGGGGCCGACAACTGCGAGCTCAAGTCCACCGGCCTGACCGAAGGCTGGGGCGAGGAAGGCACCGACCAGATCCCCGAGCGGACGCTGATCCAGGTGACGGCACAGATGGTGTGCAGCGATGCCCGCGTGTCGCACGTCGCCCGCCTGCTTGGGCGCTGGGGCTTTTCGTTCTCAATGTACCGCGTCGAGTTCAACCCCCGGCTGGCGCAGGTGATCGAGGAGAACGTGCTGGAGTTTTGGCGTTGTGTCGAAGATGGACGCGCACCAGCCAACAGCGTCCCCAGTCTGGAAGTCATCTCGCACGTCCGCCGCGTGCCGGGCAAGGTGGTGGACATCTCGCCAGAAGTGGTGAGCAACTACCGCCGGGCCGTGGCCACGCGGAAGGACGCCGAGCAAGTCGAGGAAGAAGCCAAGGCCGTTCTGCTGGCGGCGCTTGGAGATGCAGAGGTCGGGAAGGCAGGCAACCTCACGGCGTCGTTCCGCACTATCGAAACAAACCGTTTCGACGCCGCGGCGTTCAAGACTGCCCACCCCGACCTTCACGCTCAGTTCACCAAATCCAGCGGGTATCGCAGGTTGGATGTGAAGGAGTCGAAGGTATGAGCATTGTGACCCGCCCCCGTGCAGACATGATCGACGACGATCAGGAGCTGCCAACCATCAAGATCGACCAGCCCCAGGACCGGATGAGCCCGGCATCGAGGGCGGAGGTGGACATTCAGATTTCCACCGCAAGGGCCTACCCGCGCTCGATCAAGAACTTCAAGCAACTCGCGCTGGCAATGGCGACGCTGGACGAGGAGACCGCTTCGGGGTGCTTCTACGCACTTCCAAGGAGCGGCAAGACCATCGAGGGGCCGTCGGTTCGCCTCTCGGAGATCGTGGTCTCGGCATGGGGCAACATCCGCGCCGATGCCCGCGTGATCCACGTTGGCGACAAGGAAATCGTCGCCGAGGGGATGTGCTGGGATCTGGAGCGGAATATCGCCATCCGCAAGCAGGTGACGCGCCGCATTACGGACAAGAACAACCGCCGCTACTCCGAGGACATGATCGTCGTCACGGGCAACGCGGCCTGTTCTATCGCGTTCAGGAACGCCGTGTTCGCGGTGGTGCCTGGGGCATTCGTGAAGTCGATCTATGACGCGGCCCGGAGCGTGGCCATTGGCGACGCCAAGACGCTGGCCAACAAGCGGGCGGACATGGTGGCCTACTTCGCCAAGATGGGCGTCCAGCCCGACCGCCTGCTTGCGGCAATCAACAAGGCTGGCGTCGAGGACATCGGGCTCGACGAGCTTGGCCTGCTCAAGGGCATGGCAACAGCCATCAAGGACGGGGACACGACCGTCGATCAGGCGTTTCCCGATCCCAAGGCGGCTTCACTCCCGGCGACCACTGGGTCCGCTGCGGACAGGCTCATCAGCAAGCTCGCACCGAAGGCGGAGCAGCCGCCCAGCGAGCCTCCCGCCCCCGCTGAGCCTCCGGCCCCATCCGAGCCCGCCGACGGCATGACGGACGACCAGCGGGCATTCACGGCCAGCCTGCTGCCAACCGGCGAGCCCGAGAAGGTCGCCAAGCGAGGCACCCCACGCAAGTAGGTCTCTCTCACTCCACTCCGCCGCGCTTGTAACCCGACGCGGCGGGGTTTGACCAAGGCATCTTCAACCCAAGCCGCCCGTGGGGTCGTAACGGCGGCAACCTCTCTCCAGCCTTGACCCGGCAACCACCGGGTCAGGGCCTTCTAAGCCTAGCCGCACCCTCGCGTGGCCTTGTCGGTCGCGCGAGGGATTGGACAGGGCAGCGCAGGCCATGTCGGGGCTGGGTGGGGCATGGTTCGGTGGAGCATGGCAAGGCGACATCTCGCTCGGTTGAAAGACCGGGCGGGGGATTCATGGTCTGGAGTGCCGAGGTCGGGCATGGTGATGCGCGGAGCGGACGGGTCTGGACTGGCGGGGCATGGATCTCGCCTCATCGGGAAACCGACGGGGCGGGTTTGCGAAGGGTGACGCACAACGGCCAACTTCGGCCAACACCAATCACCCAAAGGGAGTTCTCATGGCTACGGCAGTTGCACTCGGCGGCGACGTTACGAACCTTGGTGCAGAGACCTACGCGGCGTCCATGCCGTACCGGGCTCGCGTGGAGATCACGGGATGCGCGGACATCCTTCTCCACCGCTGGTCGTGTGACGCGGTGGAAGCGAAGTCCAAGGCGGCGAAGGGGAGCAAGGCGAAGAAGTCCGACGACCTTGAGTCCTACGTCTACCGCAACGAGGATGGCGAGATTTGCTTGCCCGGCGAGTACCTTCGGCAGTCGATCATGGCCGCGGCGAAGTTCCGCCAAGATCCTCGCTCACCGCGCAAGTCCGCGCGTGACCTTGTGTCGGCGGCGCTGATCCCGCTCACCAACCTCGCGTCGCTCGGCAAGCTCACTTGGGACTACGAGGACCGCCGCCGCGTGCGCGTCCAGCAGAACGCGATCACTCGCGTCCGCCCGGCGATCCGCATGGGCTGGACTGTTGAGGTCGATTTCATGGTGACGCTGCCCGAGTACGTGTCGGTGGAGATGTTGCAGGGGATGGTGGTTGACGCTGGACGACTGATCGGCGTCGGCGACTTCCGCCCCACGTTCGGGCGGTTCAACATGACCGGGTTTGAGATGATTGACTCCTGATCTGGGTTGGGCTCGGAGTGGCTTGGTGGGGCGAGGCCGGGCACGGTGTGGCTGGGCCTGGTCTGGAGTGGCAAGGAACCCCACGTTCGGGAAACCGTGCGTGGGGGATTGCGGTCCGGCGCGGTTGGGAGTGCTGGGGTCAGGCCCGGCGCGGTCTGGGATGGTCAGGCGCGGAGCGGCAGGGCAAGGGCTACCGGGTGGCGGAAACGCTGCCCGGAGCATTCAGGGCGCGGTCAGGTGTGGCTCGGCATGGAAGGGCAAGGCGCGGTCGGGTGTGGCGCGTTGCGGCAAGGAATCACGGGCGACGGAAACGCCGCCTGTGATGTTTCGGATGTGGATTGGCGTGGTTTGGCGAGTCGGGCTGAGGCAAGCTGCGGCGCGGCGAGGTGCGGAATCCCGCTCGGTTTAACAGCCGGGCGGGGTGTTTAGGCATGGCGCGGTCGTGTCGGGTTTGGTGAGGCAGGGCATGTCCAGGCGAGGCGCGGTGCGGCATGGAACCGCCCCGTCGGGAAACCGATCGGGCGGGATTGAACTACGCCGCACTGTCCCGTGGCTGAGTAGGTCGCGGGACGGGTTGAACGAAAGGGAACACAAGCAATGGCAGGCGACTGGCACCCAATCTTCAACAACCTCCGAGACTCGCCGCGCGTCGTGCGCATGGCCCGCGAGCTGCGCGTTAAACGAACCTTAATCGTTGGCGCGTGCTCAATCTGGTGGGCGATCCTCGACGAGCACGGCACCAACGGACTGGTCCCAGACTACGGGCTGGATGATCTAGACCAAGTGGTTCAGATCATCGGGTTCGGCGCTGCGATGGTTTCGGTTGGTTGGATCAAAGTCATTGACGGCGGCCTATTTGCGCCTGAATGGGAGAAGCACAACAGCCAAGGTGCGAAGGTCAGACTGACCGAGCGAGCCAAGAAGCGGCGGCAGCGTTCCGAGAAACTTTGTCCCGGTTCTGTCCCCGAAAGTGAGGGACAACTTCGGGACAAAGACGGGACAAACGAGGGACAAAACGGGGACACGACCGGGACCACCACTACCACGACCACTACCACGACCCATAAAGACATTCTTCCCCCCGCTGCTGCGCAGCGTGCCCCCAAGGGGGCAGGCGAGGCTCCGCCGCTGATCCCAAAGCCGCCCCCGGTGAACTGGGATCACCTGACCGGATGGCGAGGCATCGACGAACGACGACGAACAGCGTGGGCCGCGGCCTACCCCGCGTGCGACCTCGACCGGCAACTGGCGGCGATGCACGCATGGCTGACGGCCAACCCCGAGCGGGCGAGGAAGAGCAACTACGAGCGGTTCATCACGAACTGGCTGAAGCGCGAACAGGATCACGGCGGCGACATGAGGAGCAACGGCAATGGCAACGGACTTCGGACAAACGGTCGTGGGATTGGCGGCGGAACTCATGCGGCAGAGCGGCGAGCAGCCAAAGCCGCCCGCGAGTACCCCGAACCAGACCTCGAACTCCCCGTCCAATCATTCTCTGGAAGTGCAGGGGCGGATGATCCGGAGTGGCCTCCCGTTCCGGCACCGCGAGGCTAGACCGGCCGGGCTTGACCGCTCAAGCGGCTGGGGCGAGTCCTTCACCTCGGCGTGGCGTTTGTGTGGGCTTGGGGGTATGGTGTGTCTCCTGGGGCAACGCGGCACGGGTAAGACGCAGATGGCGTGCGAGATCGCGCGAGCGTTCATTGCTAGGCGGGTCGAGGTCGGCAAGGAAGAGGACTTTTCGGTCCTGTACGTGCGGGCAATGGAACTCTTCGGCGCCCTTCGCGGCGCGTTCCGCAAGGGGTCCGACCAGACCGAGATGGACGTGATGGCGCGGTTCCGCAAGGTGCCGCTCCTTATCATCGACGAGATCCAGGAGCGCGGCGAGACCGAGTTTGAGGACCGGATGCTCGTGCTCCTCCTCGACCAGCGGTACGGGGACATGAAGCCGACGCTGATCCTGAGCAACCTCGCGCGGGCGGAGCTTGCGGCGAGCCTTGGAAAGTCCGTCGTGAGCCGGATTCAGGAAGTCGGGACCGTGATCGAGTGCAACTGGAAGAGCTACCGAAACAAGGCCGCGGGAGGTTCACAGTGATTCCACAGCGTCTATCGGCAGCGGACCATCTCGCGGGATGCGTTCTGCTCAACCCGGAACTTCGTGGCTCGCTTCGCCCCGACGAGGCGGCGTTGCTGGCGGCACAGCAGCCGCTTGACCCGGACGAACTCAAGGCGAGGGTGATCCTCGAAACCGACAACGACCCCGAGCGGCTTGTCTGCCACTTCCGCGAGTGCGTGCGGCGGATGCGGATGGACGCCGGGCTCGACAAGCCCGCCGAGTCGTCGGCCATGCAGCGGCTCATGGAGGCACGCAACCGCGAGACGGTCAGCATGGCGGACGTTGAAACCACCGAGCGCAACAGGGCGGCGGAATCTGCGTACCGACGCGGCTACGTGCAGGGGTACTGGGAGGGCTCCGAGAACGAGCGCAAGTACGGGGCCGAGAAGGTGGACGCGTTCTGGAACGACGTTCTGAGCCCGTGGCGATACCGCGACTGCTCGCGGCTGGTGCTGCCCCCGGAGATTACTGACAAGGCCGGAGGTGCAGCGTGAAGACCCCACCAGAGTTTGAGCGGCTGCGGGCACACGACGACCAAGCAGTTGGAGTCGCAACCGAAATGATGGCGATTCTCGCCCCGTTGGTTCCCGCCAGCGACATCTACAGGCAAATCCAAAGCAACATCCGCGCAGCGAAAGACAACGACGACCCGGTTGGTGCCGCAATCGGCGTGATGTCGTTGGTCGGCTTCTGGGCCGCAATCGAGTCGATGGAGCGCTCGATTCGGGAAAGCGAAGGTGTCGCATGACCACCACCACCACCACCCCCAAACTCACCGGCCTCCAGCGCCGGGTCTACGACGCGATTGACAACCACTGGGCCGAGCTCCACGTCGTCGGCCAGCGTTGCGGCTGGGGCGGCGAGGGTTGCCGGCGGACCCCGTGCGGATTGTGGCTTGTGGCCTGCTCGTTGCAGCGTCACGGGCTTGTGGAGACCAAGAGCAGGCCGGATCGCGTGAAGCGAGTGCGAGGTGCGAAGTGAGCGAACCCGTCCGCATCCTCATCGGCGACGTTCTGGACGGGCTTCGGTCCCTGCCGGACGGCTCGGCCCAGTGCTGCGTCACGTCGCCGCCATACTGGGGGCTGCGCGATTACGGCGTGGACGGCCAGATCGGTCTGGAGCCGACGCCCGAGGCTTTCGTCGCCAAGATGGTCGAGGTGTTCCGCGAGGTCCGGCGCGTGCTGCGTGAGGATGGGGTGTGCTTCCTCAACATCGGGGACAGCTACGCGACGGGGACAACAGCAAACAGGCAGCAGTCGCCCAATCCCGGCGTCGGCGCGAACTGCCCAGAAGCACAGAACAGCGTGGCACGCATTGGCACGCCGGCGGGCCTGAAAACCAAAGACCTGTGCGGCATCCCGTGGCGCGTTGTGTTGGCCCTTCAAGCCGATGGGTGGTACTGGCGATCCTGCATCGTGTGGGCGAAGAAGTCGCCGATGCCCG